CAAAAATATCGTCCGCGTACGGTGAGCGATACCATCCTTCCGAAAGATCTTAAGGACACCTTTCAGAAGTTTGTCGACGACAAGAACGTGCCGAACCTGCTCTTGTCAGGTCGTGCAGGTGTAGGTAAGACCACCATCGCTCGAGCAATGCTCGATGAACTCGGTGCAGACTATATCGTCATCAACGGCTCGATGAACGGTAACATCGATACTCTTCGTGTCGACATCCAAAACTTTGCTTCGACTGTGTCATTCATGGGTGGACGCAAGTATGTGATCCTCGATGAAGCCGATTACTTGAATGCAAACTCGACTCAACCTGCTCTTCGTAACTTTATGGAAGAGTTCTCAAAGAACTGTGGGTTCATTCTGACTTGCAACTTTGCAAATCGTATCATCGAACCTCTTCATTCTCGTTGTTCGGTGATCAACTTTAATATCAACGCAGCAGATCGTCCAAAGCTCGCAGCTCAGTTCTTTAAACGTACTCTTGGTATTCTCGATGCCGAGAACGTTGAGTATGATCAGAAAGCTGTTGCCGAACTGATCAATACCTACTTCCCTGACTGGCGTCGAGTTCTTAACGAGCTTCAGCGTTATGCTGCGACTGGCAAGATCGATGCTGGCATCTTGCGTAACAAGGGTTCAGAGTCGATTGAACAGCTCATCTCGATGATGAAGGAAAAGCGGTTCAATGACGTTCGTAAGTGGATTGCAGAGAATTCTGACATCGATTCGGCTACACTGTATCGTTCGATGTATGACATGCTTCCGACAAAGATCAACAGCACTTCCTCGATCGCAAACGCTATCATCGTCCTTGCCGAGTACGAATACAAGGAAGCTTTCGTGGCAAACCCCGAGATCAATCGTGCTGCAGCAATGGCCACTCTGATGGCAGAACTCTCAGATTGGAAATGATATGGGCTGGCTTGATATTTTCAAAAGCAAGAAAAAATGTGAGTGTCTGTTCTGTGGTTCAAAGAACGCACGTAAGGATGTGATTGAAATCAAGTATCGCTATGGCGAAGGCCAAGGAATGATTGGTAGCGCATTCATCTGTAACCCATGCGACGCCAAGTATAACGCTATGCACGAGGATCAAGAATATGTCGAATCCATTTGACTATGTGAACAGCATCCTCCTCGACAAAAAGCATATGATGCGAGGCACTGAAAACGATAAGTTGGCTGAGGATGGATACAACCCTTGGCTGACTAACATGGCGTTGTCGTATCACGATGATACGATTCTCATGGCGAATCTCGCTAATAGTCTTCATCACTTGTCAAAGCGTGCCCAATACGACCTACTTATAAATATTGTCAGACCCAAGAAGCGACAATTCCGCAAATGGGCTAAGCAGACGGTCAGTGAAGATCTAGATCTTGTATGTGAAGTTTATAAGTGCAATAGAACTGTAGGCGGCGAGTATCTATCTTTGTTGACTCAAGATCAATTGGAATCGCTGAGACAACAGCGACACAAAGGTGGAACAAAAGGATGAATATCATTGATAGTCTTGTAGAGGTTACACTACCATCTCAAGATTCTTTCCTGAAAGTGAAAGAAACTCTTACTCGTATTGGTGTCGCTTCAAAGAAAGATAAGATTCTCTATCAATCTTGTCACATTTTACATAAACAAGGTCGTTACTATATCGTTCACTTCAAAGAACTTTTTGTCTTGGACGGTAAGACTAATACAATCTCAGATGAAGACTTAGCACGTCGTAATACGATTGTGAACCTGCTCGAAGAGTGGGGACTCGTTAAGACCGTCGATGTTGAGAAAGTGCAAGACCCAGTCGCGCCATTGTCGCAGATCAAAGTTCTTCCTCATAAGGAGAAAGACGAATGGTCGTTGGTCGCAAAGTACAGCATCGGCAAACGTAAATAAGTTGACATTTTCAGCAAGTTGGTATATAAATAACGGTGGGATGCCATAATGGGTCCCACCAATTACCCTTGCTTTTAGGAGGCTTATATGACTAATCAATACGACCCATTCGCCATTGGCTTTGACAAGTTCTTCGATCGTTTCAAAGATCTGCAGACTCAAGCTACAAAGGCGATCACCTATCCGCCATACAACATTCGTAAGACCGGTGATAACACCTATGTTATCGAGATGGCTGTGGCTGGATTCGGTAAACAAGACATCGAAATCACACTCGAAGATAACACCTTGAAGGTGGCAGGTAATGTCAACAGCGAAGTTGACGAAAAGAACTACCTGTTCAAAGGCATTGCTGAGCGTCCATTCGCTCGCACCTTTACTCTCGCCGACACAGTCGAGATCAAGAACGCCGAACTGATGAACGGCATGCTTCGTATCTGGCTCGACAACATGGTGCCACAGAAGAAGGCACGAAAGGTCGACATTCGAGAACCAAGCGAAAGCGACAAAGGTTCTTACGGATACCTTAGCGAATAACCACATCAAAGATTGAATTGCTTAGGGGGTTTCGGCCCCCTAAGTAGTTGACACCTGTTGCACGATAGTGTATACTTGAACTAGTTATATCATAGGAGTTTGCATGACTTTTTACACTTCGGTCCATCGTATGGGTGGTAGTATTTTGTATCGTGGCTATACCAACAACGGGGCACGTATTCACGAAAGAGTCAAGTTTGCACCAACGTTTTTCGTGAAGGCCAAGGAAGGTCATTGGACCGAGAAGTGGACTGCATTAGACGGGACGAAAGTCGAACCAATGAAGTTCGACTCGATCAATGACGCGAAAGAGTTCTTCGAGACATACAAAGACGTCGACAACTTTAAGGTCTTTGGTAACAACAACTACGTTGCACAGTTCATCAATGAACGCTTTCCAGGTGATATCAAACCAGATCTGCGCCACATCGCAGTTGGTAACATCGACATCGAAGTAAAGTCAGATGATGGGTTTCCATTCCCAGAACATGCTGCGTATCCCGTTACTTCCATCGCAATGAAGAACAGCAAGAGCTCAATCTACCACGTTTGGGGATTGAAGCACTATGACGCATCGAAGTGTACGACTGTTCCAGAAGGTTGCATGGTTCGTTACGTGAAATGTAACGATGAAGCCGAACTGCTTATGAAGTTCTTGACGTACTGGGAAGAACACTATCCTGACGTTATCACAGGTTGGAACGTACGCCTCTTCGACATCCCGTATCTCGTGAATCGTATTATGAAGATTCTCGGCGACGAGTGGGCAAAGAAGCTTTCGCCTTGGAACATCGTGAACTATCGTCAGATTGGTGTGAAGGGTAAGTCTCTTGATGCGTATGAAATCTACGGTGTTCAACAACTCGACTACATGGACCTGTTCCAAAAGTTTGGATATGTGTATGGTCCACAAGAATCGTATTCGCTCAATCACATCTGTCACGTTATTCTAGGTGAACGTAAACTCTCGTATGAAGAGTATGGTTCACTGCATAATCTGTATGATCAAGATCACCAAAAGTTCATCGACTATAACATTCGAGACGTTGTCCTCGTCGACAAACTCGAACAACAGACCGGTCTTTTGGCTCTCGCTCTGATCATTGCGTACAAAGGTGGTGTTAACTATCCCGACACTCTTGGTACGACTGCGATCTGGGATTCGATCATCTATCGTTACCTAAGTCAAAAGAACATTGCCATTCCTCCGGCAGTTGACAAGCATCGTCCTGAGTATCCAGGTGGTTACGTTAAGGACCCACAAGTTGGTCGACATGAGTGGGTCGTATCATTCGACTTGAACTCACTGTATCCTATGACCATCGTTCAGTACAACATGTCGCCTGAGACTATTGTCGAAGGGTTGTATGGTATGCCATGTGATGTTGACTTCTATCTCAAAGGTATGCAACTTCCCGACGAGATCAAGAAACTCAACGTTGCGGTTGCGGCCAATGGTGTTATGTTCCGAAAGGACAAGCAAGGTTTCCTTCCAGAAATCATTGAAGGTTACTACGGCGAACGTAAGGCAACCAAGAAGAAGATGCTTGGCGTAAAGCAAAAGTATGAAGAGACTCATGCTGAAGATCTGAAGCGTGAGATGAACCAGCTTGACAATACACAGCAAGCAATTAAAATTCTTCTGAACTCACTTTATGGCGCTCTCGGGAATAAATACTTCAGATACTTCGACATCCGCATCGCAGAAGGCATCACGCTTTCTGGTCAGCTTTCAATTCGTTGGGCTGAGAAGTATGTGAACATCGCTATGAACAAGATCATGAATACGACTGCAATCGACTATGTTCTCTATATGGACACCGACTCGTTGTATGTCAACATGGCACCTCTCGTGAAACATGTTAAGCCTGCAGATCCAGTCGCTTTCCTCGATAAGGCCTGTGAGCAAAAGTTCGAGAAGGTTCTTGAGGACGCATATGCTATCCTCTTTGAACAACAGAATGCTTTCAAGAATACGATGGCGATGAAGCGAGAAGCTATCGCAGATGCTGGTATCTGGACAGCAAAGAAACGCTACATCCTCAACGTTCACAACTCTGAAGGTGTTCAATACGCTGAACCCAAACTCAAGATCATGGGCATTGAAGCAGTCAAGTCTTCTACTCCTGCGGTCGTGCGTGGTAAGTTCAAAGAAGCATACAGACTCATGCTGAGTGGATCTGAGAAAGATCTTCAAAAGTTTGTGGCCGACTTCTACGAGGTCTTCAAAGGTCTCGAACCAGAAGAAGTCAGTTTTCCCCGTGGTGTCAGCGAGATTGACAAGTGGGAAGACAAGTCGACACTCTTCAAAAAGGGTGTGCCCATTCACGTACGTGGTGCAATCGTGTATAACCACCATGTTCGTGGACTTAAGCTTCGTGATGATGAGATTAAGAACGGAAACAAAGTGAAGTTCTGTTATCTCAAAATGCCAAACACTCTTGGAACGAACGTCATCTCGTTCCCACAGTTCCTTCCAAAAGAGTTCGGCATTCATAAGTACATCGACTACGACACACAGTTTGATAAGACTTTCAAAGATCCGCTCAAGCTGGTGTCAGACGCAATCAACTGGGAACTTGAGCATCGTAACACATTGGAGAGCTTCTTTGGCTAAAGGTAAACACGACACATTCGATGAAGACTTTGGATTCTCAACAGTTGACACCGAAGAGATTCAGGGTTATAATCAGCCAGAGATAGACTTTCTTAAGTCTGAGGTCGAAGAACGTGACCTCAGACTCACTAAGATGCAATTCGCTATCAATAAATTGTTAGAAAATTTGTCAAAAAATCCGCAACAAGAGCTAATCAAATGGCCGAACAGGGTTCAAAAGATTGAAGAGTTTCGACTCAAGCTCAATCGCATTCGCACAGGAGAAGAATAATGTCGCTTATAGATAAACTGATCAAATCGTCAACCGTAAAACTTACCGCACCACTGCTTGATTCCAAAGTGTTTGGCAAGAAGGAAGCCATTCCAACTCAAGTACCGATGGTCAACGTCGCACTTTCTGGCTCGATCGATGGTGGCCTACTGCCGGGTCTCACCATGCTTGCAGGTCCATCAAAGCACTTTAAGTCTGCATTCGCATTGCTTATGGCTGCAGCATACCAGCAAAAGTACCAAGACGCAGTCATCCTTTTCTATGACTCGGAATTTGGTACACCTCAGGCATACTTCGAAGCGTTTGGCATCGACATGGCTCGAGTCGTTCATACGCCTATCACCAACGTTGAAGAACTGAAGTTTGACATCGTTCAACAACTCGAAGCAATCGAGAAGAAAGATCACGTCATCATCGTTCTCGACTCGATTGGTAACCTTGCATCGAAGAAAGAAGTCGACGACGCGATTGATGGTAAGTCAGTTGCTGACATGTCTCGTGCAAAGCAGATTAAGTCTCTGTTCCGTATCGTGACTCCGCACCTGAACTTGAAAGATATTCCGATGATCGTGGTTAACCACATCTACATGGAACAAGGCCTGTATCCAAAGGCTATCGTCTCGGGTGGTACGGGTATCTATCTGTCGGCCGACAACATCTGGATCATTGGTCGTCAGCAAGAAAAAGAAGGCACCGAGATCAAAGGCTACCACTTCGTTATCAACATCGAAAAATCTCGTCACGTACGCGAGAAGTCGAAGATTCCGATCACGGTTACCTTCAACGGTGGTATCGCAAAGTGGTCGGGCTTGATGGAAGTCGCTGAAGAAGGTAAATACCTTCGTAAGCCAAAGGTCGGTTGGTATGAAGCAGTTGATCCTGCGACTGGTGAAGTCTTGTCTGACAAGCTTCTTCGTGCAAAAGAAATCGTCGACAACGGTACTTTCTGGAAAATGATGTTTGACAAAACTGACTTTGCCGGTTATATTAGAAATCGGTACACTGTAGCGACCAAGCAACTTATCGGTGACGATGAGGTTGAGATCGACTACGACGAGGTAGAACTGGAGGATTGATGTACGTCACAGATGGAAAGCGACACCTAGTTTGTATTCCATACTCGACTGAAAATCTCCACGAAATGGCGGCCGATCTTGGTATTGGCCGCCATTGGTTCCACAAAAATCACTACGACATTCCAAAGAAACGAATAGACGAAATCACGTCTAAATGCACACTCGTCTCTTCCAAGGATATCGTAAAAATCATTAGAGGTACGTATGATCGAACAGACAATCCTAGCGGGGATGATACACAATGAAAGCTACGTTCGGGCAGTCCTTCCCTTCCTGAAGGACGAATACTTTGAAGACCAGAACGATAAGTTTCTCTATGGTGCGATCAAGACCTACATCGATCAGTACAATGGTCTGCCAACCAAAACCGCACTTCGTATTGCGATTGACGAATCAAATAACCTGAACGAAGAGCGATACAAACAGGTTACGAATACGCTTGACTCTTTAACGTATGACGAGAAGACCGATCAGACGTGGCTTGTTAACACTACCGAGAAGTTCTGTCAAGACAAGGCAATCTATAACGCAGTTCGTCAGTCCATCCTTGTTCTCGATGGAAAGGTGAAGGAACTCGACAAAGGTGCAATTCCACAACTCCTGAGTGATGCACTCGGCGTAAGCTTTGACACTAACGTTGGTCACGACTTCCTTGAGAACTCCGATGAACGCTTTGAGTTCTATCATCGTCTCGAAGAAAAGCTTGAGTTTGATCTTGAGTACTTCAACAAGATTACAAAAGGTGGCTTGAGTAAGAAGTCTCTGTCTGTCGCACTCGCGGGTACGGGCGTGGGTAAGACCTTGTTTATGACCCACTGTGCGGCTTCATCTCTGATGGCAGGAAAGAATGTTCTGTACATCACGATGGAAATGGCTGAAGAACGTATCGCAGAACGTATCGATGCTAACCTTCTTGATGTAACACTTGACGACCTTCGTCTGATGCCACTCGATGCTTATCGTAAGAAGATCGATCGAGTTAAGGCACGAACATCGGGCAAACTGATTGTTAAGGAATACCCGACTGGTTCTGCTGGTGCTAACCACTTCCGACACTTGCTCAATGAACTAAAGCTTAAGAAGAAGTTTGTTCCCGACATCATCTTCATTGACTATCTCAACATCTGCATGAGTTCTCGCCTGAAGCATGGTGCGAACATCAACTCTTACACCTTGATCAAAGCAATTGCAGAAGAACTTCGTGGTCTCGCGATGGAGTTCAACGTTCCAGTCATGTCAGCAACTCAGACCACTCGTTCTGGTTATGGTAACTCTGATGTTGAAATCACCGACACTTCGGAATCGTTTGGTCTGCCGGCAACTGCCGACTTCATGTTTGCTCTCATCTCAACTGAAGAACTTGAGAAGCTTGGTCAGCTCATGGTCAAACAACTTAAGAATCGTTGGGGAAGTATCGACACACCAAAGCGTTTCATCATCGGTATCGATCGTTCAAAGATGAAGTTGTTTGACGCTGAAGAGTCCGCTCAGGAAGGTCTGACTGGTGGATCTAAGCAGATTGAGCAAGAAGATCGACCACTCTTCGATTCGTCGGGTATGATGCAAGACGAAGACTTTGAACCACGGAAGCTGAGTAGCTTCAAGAAAAAGAAACCAAACTTCGGAGGACTACAGTAATGGGCTATAGAATGAACGAAAAAGATGGACTCTTCGAGATCGTCGAAAAGGGTTCTGAACTTGTTGTTGCTGTGCGGAAGGGAAAAGAAGATGCGACCAAGTTGACTCGGTCGCTGAACCTTGGTGCTGGATTCGATGGATTCACGCCACCGTTCTTCACTTTGAAGTACCCAGAAGACCCTGCAAAAGGAAAAGCCGCTCAAACTTAATTGAGCGGCTTTTCACCGTGCACGATACGTGAATGTCGGGCAGAACCCCACTGGCATACTTGATGCGACCCCGACTTTTCCATCTGTGATTGTATAAGCTATCACACTTGCCTCTACGTTTACACGTGATTACACGCACCCATGCTATTATTTATACGAAAAGTGTGCTCGGGCTATTGACATTTGCAAAATTTTTGATTATATCTAACTGGTAAAGCAAAGGAGTTGCTCATGCTAACAGTAGTCGCTTGGATTCTATTCGTTTGGATGACTGGCTGGAATGTGTTGTTCTGGACTGTAGGTGCATCTGCCATCGCTGAAGGTAAGCCTATTGATTGGCGGCGAACTCGTGTTGAGATAGCAATCTCGCTTACCTTGTGGTTTATTCCCGGTGTTTATCTGTTTGGTTTGAACTAAGGGGTTGACATCCCTGCCGGATGGTTTATATCTAACTAGTAACAAAGAGGAAAGACAACATGCTCATCGATCAAACTGTC